ATAAAAATATTGACCTACTGTCATTAAAGTTTGCACTTGGGTTTGATCCCGCAGACCAAATGCCAACCTCTGTTATATCATATCTGTCTAGCGTTGGAAGTTCTCCAGTAAATACAATCTTAGATACTCCGTCTTCAGTAACATATCCTCTTGATGTTACTGGTATTCTAAACATCTCAAAGTCCAAAGATTCTTTTGCTCTCATAGCAGTCATCTCAGCCTCTGAAAATGTATAAGAAGATGATACTGGTTTGGCTCCACAGCCAATTGCAATATATGAGGCATAGGCTGGTGCCTGACCTACAAGGTATTTTGCCAGAATTGACTGGCCTGTATTAGTTATCATTTTTACTCCTAATTAGTAATTGTATCATCAAAATATCCCCCTTGGTTAATTATCTCTATCTCTACCTGCTCTTCGTCTTCTAGGTTAACAAGATCAATTAACAAGTTGCCTGAGCCTTGCTCAAGGTAGACTATGGATCCATTACTTCCATTGCCGTATTTAGGAATCTTATCTTCAAGTTTTATTGAAAAGTTCTTAAACAAAACATCTGATGTGCCACCAAGTTTGATTATATTATTAGAGTTATATTCAAGCATGATATTCTTTAGGTTTTTAACAATGCTATACATAATGTTTTGTCCATTTATAGCATCTGCCCTGGAAATATTAATTAGTTCTTGTCCACCAATGTCTTGAAATATAATCTCAAACATAGCCTCATATGCTATTGGATCATTTAAATCATCAACGGCATTAGGGACGGCGACCTTGGTTGAGTTGGTTTGAGTACTTCTACCAAAGTCATTAGTCCAGGTATAGGTATATGTTGCTTGATCTGCAGTTGCATCTATAGCCATTACAATACCTCACTTAAAAAGACAGACATCTCTGGTCCGTCTTTTGATTTTGAATATTCTATATTATATACTACGAACCTAGAGCCAACAGATCCAGCCCTATTAATATTTTTTTCAACATAGTCTACTTCCACGATATCTCCTAGTTGAATCATAGGGTTTGCAAATATTTTTAAACCTATTGACTTTCTTGGCTTTGTTATTTTTTTAACTAACCAGGACATTAGGTTTTCAGCAGCATCGGCTGATTGTACGTATGGAACATCTAAAGAAAAATCTTTTTTGCCGTAAAGCATTCTGCTTGCTTTGATATCTTCATAGTTTTTTGTAACTTTATTAACAGCAGTTACAAGACCTGTTGAATCAAACTGTGGGTCTGAAAGATTGCTATTTTTTGAAAAGTAATCATCAACACTATAATTATTTGTAGACTGATTTGTAAAGGCTATACCTTGAACCCTTAAATAACTTTGGCTGCTTGAGTCTAAACTTAGTGTTGTATCTGTTGTATTAAAAATTAAAAACTCTGCTCCGTATGATCTGGCCCTGAACCCAGACACCGCATAGGACTTTAACTTATTAAAGGTTGGAGATAACTGTGCATACAGTGCTGGATATGCTAAATCATATCTAAAATTAAAAGATGCTGCTTCTCTCATGATGGTACCAAACTCGTCAAAGTAGATACTAAACTTGGGAGGTTGGGAAGAACTTATGCCAGTCAGATAGGCAGCCTGGACAGCCCCACTCATTGAGTATTTTCTAAATGAATCTTGAGCACTTATTCCAGAATTACTAAATACATTTGCAACTGGAGTATCTAGTTGAAATGATGTGTTTTGAGAATAGTTATTTGCTAAGGCATAAACATTTTCAAACATAACTCTAGAAGATCCTCTAACAAAAAGTGCAAGGTTGTTATATACCTTTAATGGAGAATCGTCAAAAACTGTAGCAATAAGATTATCGTTTAGATATAAGAAAAACTTTCTTTTTGATCCAATATCCTGGTACTCTACAGAAAGATCGTAGACAGTTGGATTTTGTTCTGCTGCTACTCTATACTGACCTACGAACTGTCCACCATCTACAATAATATTAGCAAGGCCCTCATACAGTGTAACTGGAATTGCAGGGGCTGCTGGATTTGTATCTGTTGCCTTGTTTGCTTCTAGTTTATAAAATAATACATCGTGTACATTTTGCCTTGCAGAATCATTTATCTTTGTTGCATCTAAAGCAATTATTTCAAAATAGTAACCAGCATTTGTTTTTGGATCAACCATGATGGCTATTCCTCCACTGCCACCAGCAATTGTAATTTTTTCATCGGCAGTCTTTCCTTGCACAGTGTAAAGTTCTGAAGGCCCTACTGGAGTCTGTCCATTTTTTTCGTTATCTTCAATTCTTCCAATAACTCTAAGCCTTGTTCCAAAATGTTTAAAATTATTTGAAAGTGGCTTGTAGACATAGGACAAGAAGTTTGCAGGAGTATCTGTTGTTTTAAAGCCTCCACCATTCATAACAAGGGCAGAAGACTGTGTTGTCCCGCTCTGAGTTGAAAGCATCTTGTTTACAGTAGACTCTGAAATATATTTTGATGAAAAATAATTTTTAATAATTCCATTTCTGGTTGTCTTTAGGGCAAAGGTGTTGTTAACTCCAGCAGCAACATTTTTTGTTGTTGGTGGAACTGTCTGATCAAATTTAAAAAGATACTTAGCATCCATCTCAACACCACGGACGTTGTCATTGTTTGACCAGTATGGGTTTAGGCCAGCGTTGTGTTCTGAGATGGTGGTTCCAAACTGTGCTCTTCCGTGTTTGGCAACTTCTCCATTTTTTAACTTAGACAAACCATCTACCTCTTCATAGTTTGGTTCAGAGTAGATTCTTAAAAGTCCTGTAGGGTACAGTTTTCCATTAAAGGGCAAAGAGGCAAAGTAAGTGTCATACTCACTCTTAGAGGTTATCCATACATCCCCAGTTCCAGAAATATTATATTGAACTGCATCAAACTTTATAATCTCTCCGTTGGCATAAAAGTAACCATTGTACCTACCTAGATAGTATATGGCTTCTCCAAGGTCCATAGTATTATTAATTATTCTTCCATTAGATACCGTTGGAGCAACGGCTGATAAATAAGAGTTCAATGGAATTGCACTAAGATCATAGGTGGAGTTATTCTGTACCTCTTGGTTTATTGACTTTGTGCTTTCTTCCCCAGAAACTTCCCACAAAAGTACTGGCTTGTATATATACATTCTTTCCTGTTCAAGCATCTGGGTTGCTTTAATGGTTCCAACAGTTCTTTCTATATGTCTTGTTGTGTATGATATTTGTCCAGCATTATAGACTTCGCTATCTTGACTAGTCAGTTCCATGATGTTTGCAAGTTTAGGCTTTGTGTCTTTATTTTTAATTACTTCTACCTGTGCGGAATCTGAAGATCCATATAAAGTTAAATCTGTAGGTCTTTGTGCTGCAGTTGGCATAATAAAATCTTTACTCATCATTATAAAATTATTATATTCGTCAAAGAACATTGCTGTTTGTGTTGAAACTGCTAGGTCCTGCAATATTTGAGCAACGCTTTTGTCTGGTGGAATAAAGAAGTATGGAATAACCATTTCAGATTCTCCTTCCACTCTTTTAAATACATAATTAGAAAATCCAATAGAGTCTAGAAGTAAAGACACAGCAGCACTTACAGATGTGTTTGTTGACAATATCTCTGGTGCAGTTTGAGATTCAAAATAGAAGTACAGATCTCTTAGGGCGAGAGAGACCACCTTTGACTGGTTATCAACCTTTGGAAATCCGTCAGAGTACATGGTTTTTATAGGAACATAATAGTCTATAAGTCTTGCATCTGTCAAGACTTCATAAAGTTTTATTTGAATATTTTTTATATTTTGATTTGCAATAATACTAAGAGTGTTGTTTTTATTAAATGCATCATCAAAATCAAAAAATGTTATATTACCAGTTGATGCAAGAAGTTGTCCAACTGGCATTCCACTTTGTCCTAAATCTGAGGCACTTTTATTTAAAGAAAAGGATGTTACTCTATCTGATAAGTCAGCAGTAAGTCTAGGGGAAAACTCAATGAGATCAAAGGATGCGTCAAACTTCTTCATGCTGTCAACAACAATTCTAATACCAGAGATGTACTCAAACTCCTTATACTTTAGTTCTCCTCTTACAGTATAACTTGTTGGGTCTGTAAGTTCTGTAACAAAATTAGTAAAACTATCAACGACTGGCTCTTCAAACTTCCACCCATAGTTTGGAACAAATATCTTCCACTCATCCTTATGCCAGATATGATACTCTCCAATATCCCCAGAGTTTTCAACAATAAGATATGCATCTCCTTCTCTTGTTCCCACTGGGGGCCTAAGAGATAAAGAGGATAGTTCTCCACGATAAACAAATACTTCAGAATATATTTTTGGCAAGATCAATCCGTAGGCTAGTTCCACATATCCATCTGATTGAATTATTGGGGTTCCATCTTTTCTTTTATCTTGATCATTAAATGAAACTGCATCTACCCAGTTATTATTTTTTAATACTTGAACCTTCCAAACATTTGGAGTTGTTTGATTTAGTTCTCCAAAGTACGGGTCAGAAAAAGAACCTGACTTATTTGTATATCTTCCAGAATCGATGTCTCCAATATTTGTCTGCATCTTTACAACAAGTCTGTTTGCTGGAACCTTATCTTTATACACAACAAATGGGGCAGCATCTTCAATCATATGCCTTCCGTTCATTGTCTTTGTGGCCGTTCCGTACTCAATACCATTCTCAGTTCTAAACGATGTCCAGTATTTGAATGGATCATTCTTGTCTGCCATATAATATCTTGGCTTTCTTGCCATATTTATGTCAGGGTTATGTAAAAACTTTCCACCCTGAAACACTGCCTTATTAATTCCAGATCTTGGTCTAAAAGGTTTTACGCAATCCTCTAGTGAGTATAAAAGTTTTAACTTTTCTTTTTTGGGAATAAGGTTAAACGGTAGATCGTTTTTATCAAACCCTCCATCAATAACAACATCTGCATCTGTTGCTCCATAATAAAATGCTGGGGATGAATTTTTATTTTCTAAAACAAATGTGTTTGGAATAGTTCTATAGATAGATCCTGCATCATATGGGCGGTATCTATAATTTCCAACTGCTAAAATATTTGTAGCAATATTCATGTTCCATTCAGCAACAACCAATGACTGTGTTTTAATAGAAGAACTTGTCTCTATGTGCTTTAATAAATCTTTCTCTTGAAACATTATGCCTCTTCCAGAGTTAAAGATACATTCCAGAAGTCAAAGTTAAGCCCACTTCTTTTTTGAACTGAATAACTAAAGTCTGTAAAAAACATCTCAATAACTTCATTATACTTATTTGTATTTGCAAACCTTTCATCTACATTTGTAGTTTCAAAGACATCTTTAAAGTTCGTGTATTTGTCATAGGCAAGGTAGACCCAAAAAGATCCACTGTGATTTTTATACCAGTCAAGGAGTTCTACTCCACCTGCGCCACCGTCTGTAGTAAACTCTAAAGGGTTTGTTCTTATCTCTGGGATTATTGCCATGTTTGGATTTCCATTAGCATCAAAGCCAGCATAAGTATCGAATGCTCTAGATGGCAGCATATCCCAAGATACTGTTAATGTTAGTTTATCTGCAGTATGATAAGATCTCATACGGCCATTTATCATTCTCTCCCGTTTTTCAATTCTGGTGGTCTTAAAGTCTATAGGTGACCTATTGTTATCAGAAAGGATTAGAAACTCGCCATAGCCATCTACAGAGGCTCCTAATGACCCAATCTCGTCCCCTTCAGGGATGTGAAAACCATCTACCTTGATACCTTCGTTATCTGCAAAGAGGATCCCTTGGGGTCTTTGATATTTTTTACGGCCTGCCATGTATGCATTAGTTGCCATTATGTTCTAACTCCCCTCATTCTCTGTGCGTCAACGCTCTTGATCTGTGCCATGACTGTTCTTGCAATTTCGTCTGGGTTTGATTCAGATTTAACATTTACACTAATACTATAATTATACACTGCGTCTCCTGCTGCCTGGCCATTATTTATTGCCTGCATTTTACCTACTCCATGAGACTGTACAGCAAACTTATTCATCACAAACTCTCCAGGGGTTAGCATGGCTGGGACTGTATCTGTCCCCATGTTAAACTTCTTTTGTGCAAACTTAGAAGAAACAAGACCTCCAGAGGCATAACCCTTCCAGGTAGTATAATCTTTACCAGAGTTATAGGTATTTGCACCAGTTGGAGTTGTTACGTAATTCTTTCCTCTTTCAAAGTAAAAATTAAAATCTGAAGCCTTATACCCAGCATTTTTTATTAAATAGCGACCCCTTGCTCCTTGCTCAGATTTAGAATCCATATTCTTTGCAATTTGATTATACGAAGTATACAACGGCAATAGAGTTTTATACGAATCAGGATCATCTTTTTTAATTGTTTCTGGGTTAAATGTTAATAGAGGGAACTGAGCCTCTGGGTATCCGCTATTAATTTTTGCTTTAGAGTAGGCATCTCTTGCTATTTTAATTTTAGACTTGTCTTCTTCTATGGAATCATTTAGTTGTCTTAATGCTTCTAGAACTTCAACAACATCTTTTGGAAGAGCACTCTTTGCTTGCGATGCTGCTTTTGTAGCGGCAGTTGAGTTGCTTAGGTCTGCAACGACTGTTTGATTTTTAGAATTTACAGTTGTTCCATATTCTCTGTACTCATTCCTTAACTTAGAAAGTTCCTCAAGTTCTTTTGAAATTGCTGCTTTATCTTTTGCCAATGGAGTTAATGACTTAGCATTCTGAACATATTTATTGTGCATAGCATCAGTTATGTTAGGGTCAAGCCCCATACTCATAAGAGCCCCAGACTGGTATGCTGCGGTATATTTGCTAGTTATCGATTTAAGTTTTGCATTAAATTCATTTGCTTTTGCAAGTCGTTTTTCTCCTAAGCCTGGGGCTGTTGCTGAATATAGAAGGTTCTTTGTTTTTGTTGTTGGTGCCAAGATTGCCTTAGTTGGCATTATTGGGGGATCAATCTTACCTGCCTTTGCTGCTGCAGCCTTTGCATCTGCTTCCTTCTTTGCCTTTGCCTCTGCATCCTTTTGTGCTTGAGTTTTTGGTATGATGCTTCCACCACCGCCACCATTTGTTCCGCCCCCAGAAGCACCTCCTGTTCCTTTATATGTATATAGTTGTTTAGAGCCTTTTGCTTCTGCGTTGGCCTCGTCATAAATATCTTGTGCAGCATTATCGTTAATATCGTTGTAGTTTATATTTGCATTATCAACTTTTGAATTTGGCCCTGTAACTGGTGCCACAGGTGCAACTGGTGCAGGTCCTAGTTTTGCAAGACGGGCGTTTGCTATGCCTCCATCTCCCATTTTTCTTAGTGCATCAATCTCCTTAAGTTCTAAATCATACGCTTCTTTTGCAAGATCATATGCTTTTTTCTTAATGTCGTATGCTTCTTGTTCTGCTGCTATTTTTTTCTTACCAATTTCTATGGCATCAAGTGCTGCTTTTTCATTTTCTTTTAATAAGTCATGAGTTTTCTTTCTTTCTTCTTGCATTTCTGCAGTTCCAAGACCCTTTGTTTTATCTCCAGTAATATCAGAATACTTCTTCATTGTATCTGATATCTTGTCCCAACCTTCTTCAATCTTGTCTGTTGAAGCAAGCATTGTACCCATAAGCCTATCGAAGTCTTGTCCAGCAAGTGCAGATGCTTCAATCTTTGCACTAACAGCATCCCAAGCATCCTTTGTTTGTCCAAGAACTGTTATATTAGAAACTAATTTTTCTATCTTACGTTCATCCGTTGCAATATCAAAACTGTTTTTATCAATCTTGTCCTGCTTTTCTTGTACTTTTTGTTTGAATGCATATATTTTATCTTCTTCTGCCCGTATAGCAAGTTGTCTTGCTTCACGATCTTCTTCAAGGGCATAGATTAGTTTGTTTTTTTCTTCTATTCTGTCTAAAATTTCTAATCTTGTGAGTAGTTCTTTTGATCCGTCTGGATTAATTACTTCTGTCTCTGCTCTGTTTTCTAAGTCGTATATTGTTTGAGCATTTTGATATTGTCTTTCAGTGATCTCGTCTTTGCTTAACCCTGAGTCTCTTCCTCTAAGATTATCAATCTTATTCTTACGAGATAGTTCTAAAGCCTTTGAAGCATTCTCTGCATTACGGGCTGCTTGGGCTGCTCTTATAGCCTGGACTGCACGGGCTGCTGCACCAATGTCTCCCTTTGATAAAGCATCTGCTAAATCAAGTTGTTCCTTTTCTTGTTCAACAATCTGACTCTTAATCTCTGAAACTTTAGACAGAGCCTCTGCCTGTTCGTCATACCTCTTATTGATTTCTTCTGCAGCATGGTTCATTATTTCCATGTCGTTAGACAGGATTGTATTTTCTGCATTAATGTCTGCTATTGGATCTTCAAAGGCAAGTTTAATAACATGTTGAAGATCACTTATTTCTTCTTGATATGCCTCAAGGACTCGAGTAACTTTTATCTCTAGGTCTCTTGATAATTTTTCGATAGTCTGCTCAATTGGTCTAATAGAATTAATGGTAATATCTTGAATTTCAAGTTGAAGATCTTCATTTACATCTTTAAGTTTTTTAATATTTGCGACCATTGACTTAGACGCTGCGCTAGCACCAGTTCTAATTAGTGATTCCTGAACTGAGAACATCTTGCTAACAAGTTCCATACCTGGTGCTGCTGCACCCGCAAAATCTCCAGCATTAAACTTGCCACGAATTTCTACAATCTTTTCATCTTTTATGTTCTTTAGGTAATCAGAAATGGCCTTTGAATCTATTTTGCCATCTTCTAAGTCTTCTATTAATTGCTTTGCTAGTGCTGGGTCTTGAAGTACTGTCTGAATATTTTCAACAGACATTCCACTCTGCTTAAGTGCTGCTGCTAGTTTTGGAACAGCAGTTGCCTTAAACTCCATCTCTTCATTCTTTTTTAGAAGGTCAGAAATAACTGCATACTTTGCTGCTGCATCTGCTGCTAGTTTTGCATCTTCAACAAATTTCTTTAAGTCTGGCCCTTTTATTTGACCAGAAGCAATCGCTGCTGCAAGGGCTTCATCTTGTAGCATTTCTAGAGCAGTTGCAGTATCTAGTGTTCCTGACTCTAAGTCTAGGCTTGCTGTTTTTAATTTATTAAATGCTTTAAACTGATTATCAGTATTTGTAATAGTTTCTTTTTGTGCAAGGTTAAAGTTTTCTAGAGGGGCTTC